GGGGATGTGTTCGCGATACCCGATGGCGCTGTCCCAGTCGTACGCAAAGCATTCATCTGAACATTGCTATTGATAACAACTGGTGTCACAGAACCTGGACTCATTGTGAGTAGACTACCAACACTTATACCACCACTTCCAACGACAAGGCGTTGTGTGTACACATTACCACTAGAGTGCATGACATTTGAGCCAGCATCCTCAAAGTAGACATTCGAACCAATATCCATTGTGTGAACGGGTGAGGTGTTCGCAACACCCACACTTCCATCAGTGTACATCTGACCATACACGTGTAAGTTCACTGTGTTTGATGTGTCGAAGGTAATTATAGTATCAGATGGACCCATGAATGAACGAGTCATCACAAACTCTTGTTCAGACATATCGTACCCAATAACAAGGTTCGCCTCATGGTCATCTTCAACCATGATGAGTGCGTTATCGAAAGTACCGGCGGTGTTGTTGTTCGCCATCATGATAACTGGTTCCTGTACGACGAGGTTTTGCACTGTTTGATACGTCGTCGTCTCACTGATGTACACGTTTCCGAAGACGTTCATGTCACCATACAATTTGAAACCTCCATTTTCAATCACGACATTTCCATTCTGAAAGACGGCTACATTCGCACCTACATTTTCTGAAGTTCCCACGACAAGTTTAGTGTCGATGTTCACATTTGTTGCCACTACGTTTCCAGAAACTGCCAACACGTTTGAAGCAGTTCTATCAACCTTGAACTCATTACCCACACTCATCGTCGACCTCGACAACACGTTATTGGCGATGACATTACCCTTCGCGTTCACCAAGTGAATGTTATCCCTATCAATCGTAAATTCATTGTTGGAACCAATCTGGAATTCGTTGGTCGCTGCGGGTGCGGCGATACCTATTTTGTCATTCACGTAGAGACGCTCAGAGCGAATACCCTTCGTGACATCGAGAACTATGTTGGGAGCTGAATTGTCCATGAATAGACTTGTACCCATCGAAAAGTTTTTCGTAGCACTCGTATTCGAAATTGCGACAGTGTCGACTGTCAAAAGGTCGACTTCAATCTCACTGGTAATAATACTTCTCACAGATGACAGAACATCTTGTTCTGTAGGGTCTGCGTCCAGACTGGCTACATAAATCTGGTCGAAACGAACTGTCCTACCCATATACTTTAGTTACCGAATAAAATTCCAGCCAAACCATCTTTGATTCTGAGGATGTTATAGTTTACGGCATAAACAAAAAGTGATTGGTTGGCAGGTCTTTGGTTACCCTTTTCGACACCACGCAAGACGAGCTTGGCATTATCGAGGCGACTGAAATTGCAGGAACCTGATGGGTTGTAGTCTGAGACATTGAGACAGAAGTGGTATCCGAAGAACCTCGTGTACAAAAGTACCTCCGTTTCAGGAATGAATTCACTGTGACCGTATTGTGACTTGTAGTAGTTTTGTATCGTGTGGAAGTAGACAGGGGTCATATTTTCAAGGAGGGGTGTACCATTGATTTGAATGTCAGCATTTAAGAATGTGAAACGGTCGTTCGCGAAATCATCACTCGAAGCACCAAAACCCCAAAAGAGAGACTTCACGGGATGGTTAAAGCTCGAAATGTCAACAACGTTGTACCCACCCCTCTCAGTCGTGTTATCACTGACTGTTTCCAATTCATTCTCAAGACGCTGTGACTGTGTGATGACAAAATCCATCTGACGCCGAGTCATTGACTCTCTCTCCTCTTTATCTAGGTAGATGTAGTTCCCATACAATTTTGCCTGTTTATCTATCTCGTTTATACCTGCCACATTTGTCTCATCGAAATTGATTCGTATCTCAACTTGATGATTCTGAAGTGCCACGAGGGGCAAGAATGCCTTGTGGTCACAGAAGAAGAAGTGAAGAGGTAAAAACGTAAAGTTGGCACTCGACGTCTTATTGTTCAGCTCTTGTGACTTGTTGTACGTGTCAGCCAGATAATTAGGCCAGATGTCCGAATAATAATCATAGTGCTGTGAGTCAACCTTTTGTCCACCTATAAAGAGGTCTACGGTGGAATTGTAGAACAAGTTTGAAGCGATGTTTCCATTTCTGGTCGACGATTCAAACCACAATCCATTGATGGCATCCCCCAAAACTGGAATCTGGATGGATGTGTCGTTCGTGTTGATTGTCTTAATAAACTTGGGAGCTTGTGAAAAGTTTGTGTGTCGAGCAAACTTCATACGGAAAAAAGAATGTCCCTCTTCACTCGTGAGATATACATCTTGAACACCCTTGGAGACGAGTTGTATCAATGCACCAGACATTTAATAGTTGTTCAGATTTAAAAACAGGCATTTTCCCTGAGGGAATGCGGGCTTTTCTTCAGCCACCTTTCCATGAATCTTGAAACCACCTTGGCGGTACACTTTCGTACGCTTGTAGTACATGGCCGTGAAGATAGACCACGGGTCGTGAACGTCGTAGATGTGTGGATTATTCTTCTTACCCTTTGTTTCTCTCATAATTCGACCAATACTTTGGGTAATGTCAGACTTTGGTGATGCGAGAATGACAGTGTCCAAGGTTGGGATGTCCAAGCCTTCGTGAGCTTGACTGAACGTCGCGAAGATGATTTTCTTCTTTGAAGACTCTTGAAGTTGAGCCTCTTTCATACCACCCATGTAGAGACCAGATGTCTTGGGGAAACATTGGTGGAGGAGTTCACAGTGTTGCCTTCTGTCACTGAGAACGAGAAGTTGTCTCGTTCCAGCTGAAGCTTTCTTCACGAGTTCGACGAGCATTTTGTTTCTTTGTCTGTCCTCAACCAATTCTGTAATCATGTTGGGCATAGAAATCTTTCCATTCCTCATGGAGGGTGGTGGATTCCTATAGTTTGGAGATTCAAAGATGACTGGGAACACCTCAACCTGCTCCTGATTCTTCCTCTCTACAGCAAAGAAGGTGGGTCCCATGAACCAATGAAGCACCTTGGTGAGACCATCCTTCCTCTCAGGGGTTGCTGAGAGACCGAATATGTGTCGGGGACATAATTTGAAGAGACTCTGACTGAACACCTTTGCACATATGTGATGCGCCTCATCCACGATGAGAGTACCCACAGTGTCAAAATCAGTGAATGAGTACTCTTTTAAGGAGAGAGACTGAAGCATCGCGATGACAAAGTCACAATTGACCTCCTTCTTGTCCTGCTGAACAACGCCGATAGTGGCACCTGGACAGAATTGTTGAATCCTCTCCTTCCACTGGTCTGCCAAAAACTGTTTGTGAACAACAATCATCGTTCGGTATCCCAACGTACAAGCTATAGCCAGGGATACCGTCGTCTTCCCATAGCCGCATGGTAGAGAAAGGATGCCATGGCCTGCCTGAATTGCTGCTGCATGAGCTTCGTTTTGGTGTGTGGCGTCTCTGAGCTGTCCAGCGAACTTTGCCTTGATACGGGTGGGTTCTGGTCGCTTGTCGTATTTGGGTTCTCCAAGCTTAGCACTTCCGTAGAATCTGGGAACACACACTCCATTCTTTGTTGGTCTAAAAACTTTGAAAGGCGGTGGAGGAAATCCATAGTCCCCATTGACTTGGGGTCTTACGGTTAGCTCTTTTTTAATTTCTTGGAGTGGACCCTCACTCACTAGACACCCAGTCCTAGTGAGAGTGGTCATGATTTACTTATTTAAAGGGTACAAACTTTAAATGAGTAAATGCCTATTGTCGACGTTGAAGAGAATATCAAGAAGCTTGAGATGAATATTGAACGGATGACACAGGAGGTGTTCCGTCTCCAGGGTATGCTTCAGACTTTCCGTGGTTTCCAGAAGGGTGGTCTCAAGACTATTGACCTCCCCAATGACCCCAATCAACCCGTTGAGGCTCCCGCCGAGGAACTTGAGAGTATCCAAGAGAAGCCCGAGTGATTTCCAACATTCCAGAATCCCTTGAAGTCTACCACAACTTCAACTTCATCCCCCTTTATAAGAGACTGCACGGGTCGCCCCTTGACTTCGCACATCACTCTCCTATAACGGAATGGAACTTTCACGGTGAGAACCCTACCATCGAGAGGGTCATCCACATTTTGATTGAGAAGGAGGTGCATCCTCGATGCGTGCATACCCCTGATGATTTCCGATGCTTTTTGGGGAATCGTGAGGCGTATATACTTTTTGTTGTTGAAATCATACATGGGTTCGTAGACAGTAGCCTTAAACTTCATTGATTTCTGTTACGATACACTAACACTAAAACTATAAGTAGCACCACAACAAACACTAAAATCTGGGAAAGCTCGAGGGAACGAAGTGGCTCCCTCGTTCCAAACACTTGGTGACTCAGGCGTCTAGACACCTCTGTCGCCGCCTCGAGACTTGAGTATGGTGTATCACGTGGGGACATCATACCACACATGGCAACATGGGGACACTTACCAAAGAAGGGGAGTTGACCATGGAGACTGAGAACCCCCGAAGATTGGGAGAATGTCCACTTGTCATCTTCCCAGGTAGCACCCCAACCGATGCGCATCGTCACGGGTTGTTCGAGACCCAACTGTTCCAAAACACCCAACTTGAGTTCATCGGGGTTCTTCGAGAGAACTTCCTCATTGAGGTCACAGATGACACACGAAACTGTTTTACCATCAGAGAGAACCTTTGGTTGAAGATTCCACTTGGTGGTGGCAGCAATCTCCACATCTGAACCGAGAGTCACTGGGGTCTCATAGTCAAGTAGGATGTTTATAGCACCATAGGTACTCTCACGAACTTTCTTGTCTGCATCTGGTCCCCAATTGTCTCCCAAGAACTTGAGGGCTGGACTGTTGTCGAGACACAAGAACAGGAGTCCGTCATCCAATTGAGTCTCACCACTGAGTGTCGCCTTGTACCCATCCTCGAGGTACTCAACCTCCAACAGTTCCTTCCCAAAAACAAAGTTCGCACCCGCCTCTATGAGGGCATCCTCCATGGCATCACACATCACCTTACCCGAGACACGTTGGGTGTAGGCACGAGACATGAGTGTATGGTCAAAGCTCTTTACAAATTCATAGGCGGACATGATGTCCCACGTCACCCCATCAACGACGAGTGGGAGGTGTTCGATAAGTGCCTGTCCCTTTTCACTCAGGGTTCCGAGAGCCTCCTTGAGGGAGACACCCTTGTACTTGTTCGACTGTGCATAGACACGAGCCACTAGGGACACCAACGCACCATAGTCCTTGAGACTCAGTGAGCGGAGTGCAAAATCTATGTACTCTGATTTATCAACTGGGACAAAGATGTCGTTCCAGTCAATCTTCATCTCTGCGAGGAGGGAACGAAAGTTGACGAATGCACGGTCAAAGACAAGACGATGGGCGTGAAGGTCACGAACCTCAACCTCAGGTTCCCACCACGACCCACCTGCTGAGAGTTTTCTATCGTAAAGTGTTACATCATGGTCTCCTGACTTGAGAATTTCCCACGCGAGGGACATACCCGTGGGTCCCGCGCCGATGATATGAATCTTCATTCTACTTTTAGCCGATATATATTTTTTCATGTGTGAGCGTGTAAAAGAGGACAA